AATCCTATCGTTGTTTTCACTGAAAGCAAGTTCATTGATACTATCAAAAGTTATCGTGACGATATCATTTGTGTGCCTTCCGATAATATTTTTGAAGACAACAAACAACTGCTCGGTCGCATAGCGCATATCCAAAGACGACCTGAGTTCATTGCACATCTGAATCAGCCAACAATGCCCGAGTATTGGTCACCACATTATGTGTTCATAAATTACGCCAAGTCACTGTTTGTGAATACTGCGATCAAGATGGGTTATGTGCCGACAGGCACTGCTGCATGGCTGGACTTTGGTTATGTGCGTGAAGATACATTCTGTCCTGCTGGCATGGAATGGAAATTCAACACACAGAATCTAATCAATCTATTCTGTTTTTCTAATCCTGATGAAGCTGAACCCATATTCAATATTGTCAAAACAAACAAGGTGTATGTTCAGGGCTGCCATATTGTTGCACCGGTTGACAAGTGGGAGAGGATGTCTAAACTGATGACAAACGCACTGATGAGTTACATCAACGTTGATTTGATTGATGATGATCAGTCCATGTTGCTAATGTCATATAGAATGTCGCCACACGACTTCAAAATCAACTATGTCAATCCAGGCTATTGGTTTGTCATATTCAGAGATTTCAATCACACATGAACGTATTCATCGTAACTTCCGCTTTACTGACGACAGGTGGTGCCTTCAATTCTATGGAAAGATTTGATGATACTATAAAGACACTCAAGTCAATTCGTGAGAAAGATCCAACCGCTGATATTTTTCTCGCTGATATCTCGGCTGCGCCACTTGGTGGAATGGCAGATGAATTACAGGAATACTGTAAGATTGTGAGTTTCAATGACCATCGTGCAGTCAAGATGTTTTCATCACATGGATTGAAGAGCCATGGTGAAGTCGTTATTATGATGGAAATGCTGAATTTTCTTTTCAGAAATGGTTTGAAATATGATAGAATTTTCAAGCTATCCGGCAGATATGTTCTCGATGATGGCTTTAATATAGCATTTTATAATGACAAGCAAGGACAATATATTTTTAAACGAAGGAATGCCACATGGATGAATCCCGTCGTTATGGGTGCAACCCACTGCATTGATACTAGGCTATATTCTCTCTGTGGTAGTCTTGCTGATGAGTATTTCGGTGTTCTTCATGCTGTATTTGATTGCCTTAGCTTAATGGACACCGAACATGCTCATTTCTTGAGCATTCCTAAGAACAAGTTGATTGAGGTTGATCGCGTGTATTGTACTGGAAGAATCGCCAGAACCGGTGAATTGATTCACGATTGACATATAATTTTTACTGTAACATACGCATAAAATGAAGATAGGTTTTTGTTTTTTTGGCATTATCTATGGACCAGGAGGAAGGACCGGTAGTGTTAGGGATTTTCGTCACTGTTGGCCTAACCTGAAAAGTATGCTTATTGAACCTTTCGTTGCACAGGGTCATGAAGCAAAGATATACTTTTCAGGTTATCCTTTTACAGATCGTGAAATCGAAAACCAATTTCATGAAATTGTGAAACCTGATGGCATTGTCTATTCCAATTTTGATGGATCTGATCCTTTTACAACAAAGGGTAAAGCATTTGATGCATTTGAACATGAAGACTTAGATTTGATTGTATTCACTCGTTCCGACATTCACTTCAGCAAAATTATTGCTAATGAAAATATTGATTATGATAAATTCAATTTTCTATTTCGTGAACTTGATTGGTGGGAAACAAATGAATTCACTTGCGACAATCTTTACATTTATCCACATAAGTGGACACCCATCGTAAAGAAAGCGATATTTGATACCTACGGTTTTCCAAGAGGAAAACCATTGGTTGATACTCATGCATTATTCGTTAAGTTGAAAGAATATTTGCCTGTAGATAAGATGCATACGATTTCTGACACACATGAACTCAGTGATGTGAACAGCTACTATACTTGCTGTAGAAGTGGTTTACCAACATCAGGCAGAGGCGAGAATATTCATCCTGAAGTGCGAGAAAGATTTCATGAATAATGCTGATATAAATATTTCACTTATTATATAATTCAACAAACTTTAATTGATGAAAAAACTTTTTATTTTTGATCTTGACGGTGTTTTGATCAATTCTCGTGATTTGCACTATGAATCTCTGAACGCTGCTTTGAATAAAGTTGATGATCGATTTGTAATTAGTCGTGATGAACATTTGAGTTTATATGATGGATTGAATACTACCCGCAAACTAAAAATGCTGACCGAAAATAAAGGTCTAGATCCGAAGTATTATGATCAAGTTTGGCAAGATAAGCAGAATGCTACTTTTGCATTGATTACAGAATTACCTAGGGATGAAAAGCTAATTGATATGTTTGAGCATATCAAGGCTTATGGTTATAAAATCGCGGTGGCCAGTAATTCTATTCGTGAAACTGTAAAATTATCTCTGTTAGCGATTGGAATTATGAAGTATGTTGATTACTATGTTAGTAATGAAGATGTGAAATATCCAAAACCTTATCCTGAAATGTACTGGCAATGCATGACACAGTTGAATGTTCTTCCTAAAGATACAATTATTTTTGAAGATAGTCACATTGGTCGTGCCGCCGCATTGAATTCTGGAGCACATTTAGTTCCTATCAAAGATGCGAATGATATGACTTACGAAAAGGTTAAAAGCGGCATAGATATTCTCAACGGAGTGAATTATAAAAGAATACCTTGGAAAGATAATAAAATGAATGTTTTGATTCCTATGGCGGGTGCTGGAAGCAGATTTGCACAAGCAGGCTACACCTTTCCCAAACCGCTAATTGAAGTGGCGGATAAACCAATGATTCAGGTTGTCGTAGATAACTTGAATGTTGAAGCACACTTTATTTTTATTGTTCAGAAAGAACATTATGAAAAATATAATCTCAAACAACTTTTGAATCTTATTGCACCAAACTGCGATATTGTTCAAGTTGATGGGCTCACTGAGGGCGCAGCATGTACTACATTACTTGCCAAGGAATTGATTGATAATGATCAACCTCTTTTGATCGCTAACTCTGATCAGTTCATTGAATGGAATTCTAATGAATGTTTATATGCATTTACTGCTGACGGTATTGACGCTGGGATCGTTACCTTCAAAGCAACTCATCCAAAATGGTCTTTCGCAAAGGTTGGCGATGACGGTTTCGTTACTGAGGTCGCAGAGAAGAATCCTATTTCCGATATCGCAACAGTAGGAATTTATTACTGGAAAAAAGGTTCCGATTATGTTAAGTATGCAAATCAAATGATTTTGAAAAATATACGTGTCAATAAGGAATTCTATGTTTGTCCTGTTTTCAATGAAGCAATTGCTGACGGCAAGAAAATTCGTGTCAAAAATATTGAAAAGATGTGGGGCATCGGCACACCTGAAGACTTGAAGTATTTTTTAGAAAATTATAAAAATGAGATTGATTGCACATCGAGGTAATACCGAAGGACCTAAAGAGTATCTTGAGAATTCTCTTGAATATATCGATTTAGCAATTTCTGAGGGATATGATGTTGAGATAGATTTCCGTAAATTAGAAACTGGAATATATCTTGGACACGATTTTCCGGAATATAAGATCACATCCGATTGGCTGAAACTTAGGGCAGACAGATTGTGGGTACACTGTAAAAATGCCGAAGGTTTTGAATATGCATTGTCTAATAACATGCATTGTTTTTGGCATGACGTAGATGATTATACACTAACGTCTATGGGTTATGTTTGGGCTTTTCCTGGAAAAAAGTCCATAGGAGACAATACTATCTTGGTTATGCCTGAAAATCAGTATTCCCTTCAGGATATCAAAACAATGAGTGCTTTTGGAATCTGTAGTGACTATGTAAAATTACTAAATAGATAACATAATTACTAAACTTGCTGTAGAGGCGGAGTAAATGAAGTTTATAGAATATCTAGAAGAAACAACAGAAAAACATGCGGTCCTTGCTTTCGGCCGCATGAATCCACCGACAACCGGTCATGCAAAACTGGTTGATAAAGTCAAAGATGTTGCTAAATCTGTGAAGGGAACACACCACGTTGTTCTATCGCATACACATGATTCTGAGAAAAATCCACTCACAGGCGAACAAAAACTCAAACACGCAAAGAGATTTTTTCCGGACACGAATATCACAATCTCTAGTAAAGAACAGCCTAACTTCCTAGCACAGGCGTCAAAAATATACAAAACTGGCGCCACACACTTACATATGATTGCTGGTTCTGATAGAACTGGTGAATATGATAAAATACTACACAAATACAATGGCGTAAAAGGTACGCATGGATACTTCAAGTTTCGTGGTATTGAAGTACACTCCGCTGGTGAGCGTGATCCTGATGCTGAAGGTGTATCTGGTATGTCTGCATCTAAGATGCGCAGTTATGCATCAAAAGGCAACTTCAAAGAATTCAAAAAAGGCATTCCAAGTCACGTAGCACACGAACACGCTAAAGAATTATACAATGATGTACGTAAGGGAATGCAAGTCAAAGAAGATTTCCGATCACAGATTCAGATGATTCTATCTGAAGGTGTCCACGATAAAGGCATCTTCAAGGCTGTGTTTCTATCAGGCGGTCCAGGCTCAGGTAAAGACTATGTGTTGGATAACACACTTGCTGGTCATGGTTTGATTGAAATCAACTCAGACAAAGCACTTGAGTTTCTGATGGACAAGAACAATCTGGACAAGAAAATGCCAGAGACTGAAGCTGACGCACGAACCCTTGTTCGCGGTAAAGCAAAAGACATGACAGAGTTGAAGCAGAAGCTGGCGCTGTTAGGTCGTAACGGTATTATTATCAATGGCACAGGCGATGATCCTACAAAGTATGCCAAGATAAAAAAGAATCTAGAAGAGATTGGCTACGAAACTTCTATGGTCGCAGTTGTCACTCAAGATGAAGTTTCCGCACAGAGAAACGTTGAGCGTGGGCAAAGAGGCGGTCGCACAGTTCCTGAGAACATCCGTAAAGAAAAGTGGGATGCAGTAAATAATTCTCGCCCAGAGATGGCTAAACTGTTTGGCAACAGCTATGTTGAATTTGACAACTCCGAAGATTTGCGCAATGCACCACCAGAAGTTGTCAAAGCCAAAAAAGAGGAAATGGATAAAGTCTTCAAGACTGTTCAAAAGTTTGTGCAAGCACCACCTAAGAACGAACAAGCTAAAGCATGGGTTGCTGGTGAACTACAGAAGAAAGACACACTGCCTATTCCTAAGAAAGGCACAGAACAGTCTCTTCCACACTCCGCTGAGGGTGAAAACAAAGCAACTGATGAAGCTAGACGCCTTGGTCTTCAATACTATGGCTATGGCAGATACGGCAAGAATGGTAAAGTTACGCATCACTCAGTTCATGGAACTTTGGTGCAGGATCCAACACACACTGAACAGCAAAAGATGATCAAGAAGACTGCTGAAGTTCCTATGAGTGGAGCTAGTAGCCAGAAGCCCACGCGCAAGAAACCAGTCAAAGAGTCTATCAATGAAGATTTCGAACTTTTATTCTGTGAGAGTATCAGTGGTGAAAGAACAGTTGTCAAGGATGGAGCTACATATATTGCATCAGGTAACAAGCCTAAAGTATATGCAATACGAAACAATGCTGCTAAAGACGCACACACCAAAGGCGGTGAAGTGGTTAAGTCAGACAAAGGTTACATAGTTAAATTAAAGGAGAATGTAAATGTTGAAATTTGTGAAAAGTTTCTTTGTGAAGAGCAAACCACCAGTGGAACCAGAGCCACAACCATTACCGAAGGTAGAAGCACCAGTGGTAGTACTGGAGCCAGTGGTAGTACCGGAGCCAGTGGTAGTACCGGAGCCGAAGCCAGCTCCAAAAACATCCAAGAAGCCAGCCGCTACAAAGGCAAGCTCACCCTCTCGCAAGCCAAAAACTCATTCAAAGAAGCCATCGACAAAGGCATAGAAACTGGTATGTCAATGGCTGCTGGTGGTGAAGGCATTGGGCGAGACATGGGCGAAATCAATGACAAGAGTGGTAAAGCAAGTCCTCTGAAGAAGAAGCCAGTTGCTGAAATGGGTGGAGATTCAACCACAGCTTCAATTGGCGCACAAAAACAAGATGAACTCAGTAAACAGGGCATATCACTAAGCACGTTTAGAGGAAAGAATTACCCATGAAAAACTATAAAGATTTTGTCGCCGAAGCTGGTCGCTGCTGGAAAGGCTATAAGCCTGTTCCAGGTAAGAAAGCATACTCACCCGATTCTTGTGTGAAAGAAGAAACTGTAGTGGAAGCCGCTGTTGATGCCAAGGGATTGAAGAGTTCTACTGGTGGTCTAACTCAAAAAGGTCGCGATTACTACAATAGAAAAGAT